AGTAACCGGTGATTTGTGGGTAAGTACAGCTGACTTAGAAAATTTCCCAAGAATCTATCGTTGGAATAATACATTAAATCAATGGATTGAATTAGATACAACTGATCAAACTACAGAAAACGGTGTGCTGTTTGCAGATGCACGTTATAATACAGCTGGTGCAAATAGTGGAAGTGCTGGCGATATTGCAGATTTGGTTGTAAGTGATTATGTTGATCCAGATGCTCCAGATCCTGCATTATATCCAAAAGGTATGATGTTATGGAACTTACGCAGAAGCGGATTTAATGTGAAGCGTTTTGAACGTAACTACATAGACTTGACTGCTGATAATACTCGTTTCAGCGATGAAGATATGTCAAGTTACTATCCGCATCGTTGGGTTACCGAGTCAGGTAACGAAGGCGATGGTTCTGGTACTTTTGGGCGCAAAGCACAACGTAAAGTAGTTATTCAAAAATTACAATCATTGCTAAACGAAAATCAAGATATTCGTGATCATGAATCTCGTATCTTTAACTTGATTGCAACACCTGGTTATCCAGAATTAATTGGTGAAATGATCACATTAAATTATGACAGAGGCTTAACTGCATTTGTTGTAGGAGATTCACCAATGCGTTTAACAAGTGATGCTACATCATTAAATGAATGGGCAACAAATGTTAACACAGCAGTTGAAGACAACGATAACGGACTAGTCAGTAGAGATGAATATTTAGGCGTTTACTATCCAAGTGGTTTCACAAGTGACAATGCAGGTAACAACATTGTTGTTCCTCCAAGTCATATGGTACTACGTACAATTGCACTAAACGACCAGGTTGCGTATCCATGGTTTGCACCAGCAGGTACAAGACGTGGCGGTGTTACAAATGCAACATCAACTGGTTATATCAATTCTGAAGGTGAATTTGTTGCAGTTGCACTTAACGAGGGTGTAAGAGATACATTGTATTCAAACAATGTAAACCCAATTACATTCTTAACAGGCGCAGGCTTAGTTGTGTTTGGACAAAAAACTCGTGCAAGAAATGCAAGTGCATTGGATAGAGTAAATGTTGCAAGACTAGTTGTTTATCTACGCAGTCAGCTAAACACACTAGCAAAACCATACTTGTTTGAACCAAATGATAAAATCACACGTGATGAAATCAAACAACAAGTTGAAAGTTTGCTAGTAGAACTAGTTGGACTTAGAGCCTTGTATGACTTCTTGGTTGTATGTGACGAAACAAACAACACACCAGCAAGAATCGATAGAAACGAGTTGTATGTAGATATTGCTATTGAACCAGTAAAAGCAGTAGAATTTATTTACATTCCGCTACGAATCAAAAACACAGGCGAGATCGCAGGTCTTTAATATCATAAAGTAGGGGGTAAAATAAAAACCCCCTACAAATGATAAATACTTGTGTATTAAGGAGAAACAATAGATGGCAATCTCAACTCTATTAAATTTAACAGTACCATTAGCAAACGACACTACTTCAAGTAGTCAAGGTTTGTTAATGCCAAAACTACAGTATCGCTTTAGAGTGACACTAGAAAACTTTGGTATTACTGGAAACACTACAGAATTAACAAAACAAGTAATTGATGCAACAAGACCAAATATTCAATTTGATCCAATTCAATTAGATGTTTACAATAGTAAAATTATGATGGCAGGTAAGCATACATGGCAGCCTGTAACAATTAATTTACGTGATGATATTAACGGCAATGTTCAAAAACTAGTAGGCGAACAGTTACAGAAGCAGTTCGACTTCTTTGAACAGGCAAGTGCTGCAACAGGTCAAGATTATAAGTTTACACAACGTATCGAAATCTTAGACGGTGGAAACGGCGCAAATACTCCACAAGTACTAGAAACCTGGGAATTATATGGTTGTTATCTAAACCAAGTTGATTATGGTTCAATGTCATATTCTACAAACGATGCAATGACTGTTGCATTGAATATTACATATGATAACGCAGTTCAACTTAATGTTGGCGTAGGTACACCAAACAATTTCCAAGATAGAAATAGCGAAACAGGCACAGGTGCTACAGGCGGCGCAGCTCTTTAATATATAAATGAGATTGCTACAAAAAAGGAGTCTTTTAGGCTCCTTTTTTAATGAGATAAATACTATATGGCGTTGAATAGTTTTTACGATAATTTTAGTGGACAAGGATCTAACAAAGGAATCATGGGCGACTTTGCTCATGCTGCGGCTTTGTATAGACGTAATAATTTTAGGCTGGCTCCTAAAAATCGTTTCTTATATCATGTTGTAATTGACGTAAACACAACTGCTTTAGCCACACTAGGAAGAAGTGTCAGTAATTTATTAAATCAACGTGAATTCAATATACTTGCTAGTGCAGCTGATCTTCCTACTTACAGTATTGATACTGAAGTACTTAACCAATATAATAGAAAAAAAGTAATACAAAAAAAATTAAACTATAATGCCATCAACATAGATTTCCATGACGATAATGCTGGACTTACTACATTGCTATGGGAAGCATATTATAGATATTACTATCAAGACGGAAACTACGATAACGAAGGAAATAGACCCAGAGCATATTATACAAAGCTGTACGATACAGATAATGCAAATACGTATAGGCATGGGTTTAATAGAAGACGTACTACAGATGTTCCATTCTTTAACAGTATAAAAATTCATCAACTACATCCTCAAGATGTAGAAAGTACTTTTACGAGTTTTACACTAGTTAATCCATTAATACGAGAATGGCAACATGATAGAGTTGATCAAACTGATGGTTCTGGTACAATGAGAAATACAATGAGTATTGATTTTGAATCGGTGTTTTATGACCGAGGGGAAACAAGCTCAAACAATATTCCAACATATGGAGACATATCTCATTACGATACAACCAAAAGTCCTTATTCGGATACTAGTGCCAATGAAGAAAGTAATCGCACAGGTGATGTAGGATTTTGGGTACAACTGTTTGCAGATTTACTAGCAAATCCAATTACATTAACTGATTTTAATACACAACAAAAACAAAATAATTTACCAAGTTCGGTACAACCAATAGGTCAAACTTTACCACAACCTTTTACAACTACAAACTATTTTCCAAATACTGTGCAACAACAAACAATAACATCGGCACAACAGGTAAACACACAAGTTGAAAATTTAAGTTTAAGCGATCAAGAATTTTTAAGACAATTACAAAACAATCCGCAAAAGTTAGCCGATTATGCAGCATTTGAAGCACAGGTTCAAATTTCTGTTACAAGTGGTTTAAATATGATAGAATCAAAACAATTTTATAATAATCTATCTCCAAACATAAAATCACAAGTAGAACAATCTGCTCTAAACAACTTTAGCGAATTAAATTCAGGATTCGGCAACACAAAAGGATTTAAAAACGACCTACAACAAATAGGATTAATTGGATGAGTAGCTTTGCAGCAGAAGAACAAAAAAAGTCACAAGACAGTGCAAAAGAAACAAAACAATTCTTTGATAGATATTTTACAAAACAAATCAGCTTAACAAGTAACGAAGTTGATAGTGTAGTAGGATTTTTTACAAAAAGAAATTTTTCTAAAGATGCAGCAATTGCTGTTTCTACTGTAATTTTACAACAAGCAAAATCTGAAAATAAAAATGTATTTTCCTTGGTAGATACACTTGAAGGATTATCAGATGTTCAATTGAGTCAACTTGTAAGTGCTATATTGAATAATAATAGAAGTAAAATCAGTGCCTTAGGTTATAAAAATTTTAAAAATACAAGCACAACAGAAAACAGAAATGTGAGACTGTAATGGCACGTTTTGCCCAAGGTAAATTTACACTCAAAAACCCTGACAAATATATAGGAGGGCGCACACCTACATATAGAAGTAGTTGGGAATTTGCATTCATGCGCATGTGTGATACAAATGAAAATATTACACAATGGGCAAGTGAAGCAATAAAAATACCTTATAGAAATCCATTAAGCGGAAAATACACAATTTATGTGCCTGATTTTTTTATTGTATATGCTGACAGAAATGGTAAACAACACGTTGAATTAATTGAAATTAAACCTGCAAATCACACTTTTAAAGAACAACTAGGAAAAAGCAGAGCCAACCAAGCACATTATGTTGTAAATCAAGCAAAATGGGGAGCAGCTAGAGCTTATTGTAAACAAAAAGGAATGACATTTAGAGTTGTCAACGAAGGAGATATTTTCCACCAAGGCAAACGCAGATAAATAATACTAGCATATAATGGAATAATACTATGACTAAAAAATTAGAAGAAATGTTAAACCTTCCAGACAACGAAGATATCAAAGACGAAGAAGAACGTAAACCAGTTGTTGAGCACGAAGACACATTTAGAGACATTGCTGAGTTTGATAAAATTGCCAGTGCATTACCTGCTGTGAAAGGCTTAGGTGATATGGCAGATAAAGAATTAAATGAAGTAGCAGATAAAGCAATGAGTGCATACGATGATTTAATGGATTTAGGTATGAATGTAGAAAGTCGTTATAGTGGCAGAGTATTTGAAGTTGCTGGCACAATGCTAAAAACCAGTTTAGATGCCAAAGTTGCGAAACTAGATAAAAAACTCAAAATGGTTGAATTACAACTCAAAAAAGAAAAAATGGATAGAGACAGCGGACCAGGAGATGGCGATATTGTAAGCGGTGAAGGTTATGTTGTTACAGATAGAAATAGTCTTCTTGAGCGCCTAAAAGGTATAGATAAAGATAAATAGTATTATAGTTTAGGATACGTTAATGAAAAATTTTGCTGATTATTTAACAGAATCAAAGAAAACATATGAATTTAAAATTGGCATTGCAGGTGACAGACCTGACGGGTGCGAAGACATGATTGAAACAGGACTACAAAAGTTTGGCATTACAAAAATGTCAGCTGGTAAGAAAACTCCTATTCAAGAACGTCCTTTAGATTTTCCACAGTTAGAAAACACAGATGTAATGTACTATGAAGTTGAGCTTACATACCCAACTACTGTACAAGTATTACAAGAATACTTAGGCGGTGTATGCAGTGTTCCTCAAAGTCACATTATTGTACGTAATCCAAATGAACCACAAGAAATATATCAGCAAGAAGATGCAAAAGACGAATACACAGCTAAACTTACACAAGAAGAACTAGAAAGCGAAAGCGCCCAAGCAGATGCAGGCGCAGATCGTGTAATGAACTTACTAAAAGAATTAGAAACAGCTCGTAAAGAAAGAGACAATGATTATGTAGGCGAGGCTCCTGCAGGCGACAGCAAAGACATTGGCGATGCTGAAAATACAAAAAGTCCAATAGGAGCATAAAATGAAACGTAAAGACGTAACTGAAACAGAACAACTAAATGAAGTAGCACCACTAGTTGCAGCACTAATGGGTGCTTTAGTTGGTATGGGACTAGAACAAGAAAAAGCAAAAAAAGCAGCAGCACAAGCTGTTAATCAAGCAAAATCAGGTAAAGCAGCACCAGCGCCTGCAAAAGATTACAACGCAGTTATGCGTCAAGGTAGTAGAGGCGAAGGCGTAAAACAGTTGCAACAAAAACTAGGCATGAGTCAAGCTGATGGCATCTTTGGACCTGCTACTGCAAAAGCTGTAAAAACATTTCAACAAAGTCAAGGACTTAAAGTTGATGGTATTGTTGGTCCAGAAACAAAGGCAAGAATTGAAAAACTTGCTGGCGATACCGGAGTAGAAGGACCAGAAGCAACAGGACTTGGAGGTCAAGGTATGCCAACTCAACAAAACGCAAGTAAAGAAAATACAGGCAATCAGCTTAACGAAGCAAGTATCAATATTAATGGTGCTGATGCAGGCGAAGTAGCAGAAATACTACGTATGATGCAACTTGCAGGAGCCGACGGTGCTAAAGTAGTTGGAGCAGATGATATTAATCCTGGACCTAAGCCGTGTCCAATTTGCGGTAAGATTCACGGTCCAAGTCAACCAATGGGCGGTTGTGGTGCAAAACCAAAAGAGCCAGGCATGGGCGACATGATCAAAATGATGGCACCGGGCGAAGCAATGGAAGAAGAAGCCGATGACGGTGATTTCCAAGATGCGTCAACAGCACCAGACGAAGAATATATGAATGATGTGAGTGCAAGTATTCCTTCTGGTAATGATCTTCACAAAGAAAAAGGATCCTATCCAGCAACAGCCGGAGGCGATAATCCAATGAATACTGAAGATGAAGATTTAGAAGAACAAATCAAATCTCAACTTCGTGCAGCACTAGATGCAAGAAAGTAATACATCCCCCGACTCAATAGCGCCTTAGGGCGCTATTTTTTTGGCTAAATATTTTTATGGGAGCTTCACTAGACGGCGTTTTAATTAAAAAAGCCAATAAACAAGAAACATTTACAAACGAACAAGTTGAAGATTTATTAGCTTGTATGGATCCTGACGAAGGATATTTGCATTTTGCTAGACACTTTGCATTTATTCAACATCCTGTAAAAGGAAAACTACTGTTTGATCCGTACGAATATCAACTGCGTTTAATGCATTCATATCACAACTATAGATTTAACATAAATATGATGCCAAGACAAACAGGTAAAACAACCTGTGCTGCTATATATCTAGCATGGTATGCAATGTTTAATCCAGATCAAACTGTATTGATTGCTGCACACAAATATACAGGTGCGCAAGAGATTATGTCTCGTATACGTTTTGTTTATGAAACTTGTCCAGACCATATACGAGCAGGTGTTACAAGTTATAACAAAGGTAGCATTGAGTTTGAGAATGGTAGTAGAATAGTTTCGCAAACAACAACAGGCAACACAGGACGTGGTATGAGTATCTCGCTACTATATTGTGACGAGTTTGCATTTGTTCAACCAAACATTGCGGAAGAGTTTTGGACTAGTATTTCACCTACACTAGCAACAGGTGGTCGTGCTATTATTACTAGCACACCAAACAGTGACGAAGATACATTTGCTACTATTTGGAAACAAGCAGAACAAAAGTTTGACGAATATGGCAACGATAACGAAGTTGGTATAAACGGCTTCCATGCATTTAGAGCTGAATGGCATGAGCATCCAGACCGCGACGAAGAATGGAAAAAAGACGAAATTGGACGCATTGGAGAAGAAAAGTTTAGACGTGAATACGGTTGTGAATTCCTAGTATTTGACGAAACTTTAATCAACAGTATTAAATTAGCAGCAATGGAAGGACTTGATCCTATTATACGTATGGGTCAAGTACGTTGGTACAAAAAACCAGACGCAAAAAAATCATATGTCGTAGGACTAGATCCCAGTATGGGCACAGGCGGAGATTTTGCAGCTATCCAAATTATAGAATTACCAACATACGAGCAAGTAGGAGAATGGCAGCATAACTTAACTGCGATACCTGGACAAGTACGTGTCTTGGCTGATGTTTGTAAGTATCTTGCAGATGAAATGAAAACATCAAGTAACATATATTGGAGTGTGGAAAACAATGGTATAGGCGAAGCAGCATTACTTGTCATTAATGACTTTGGTGAAGAAAATATTCCAGGGTTGTTTATTAGCGAACCAATACGCAAAGGACACGTAAGAAAGTTCCGCAAAGGATTTAATACAACACATAGCAGTAAAACCACTGCCTGTGCTAGATTAAAAACTATGATTGAAAACGATAAAATGACTGTACGTAGCAAAGCATTGATCAGTGAACTAAAAGCATATATTGCTGCTGGGAGTAGTTTTCAAGCCAAGCCTGGTCATCACGATGATTTGGTAAGTAGTTTGTTATTAACATTGAGAGTTATGAGTGTAATGAAAGATTGGGACCCTACAGTGTACAATACGTTTAGTCAAATTGAACACGAAGACGATTACGAGATGCCAATGCCGATCTTTGTTAGCAGCAGTTATTGATAAATAGTATACAATGAGAGATTTAAACGTAGTAGCAGAACAACTTTTTAATAAAATTAGAGGACGCTTTCCTAGCGTTACTATTGGCGACGGCGAAGGTAACACAACCAATGAACCTTCTCAAGCACGTTTTTATGAATTTGATTTTAAAAGTTTAGATAATGTATTAGGAAAAGTAAGTGTATCACTTGATGAAAAATCAGGTGTTACAATTATGTATAATAAAGATTTTACAGAAGAAGTAGGTTACACTGAACAGGAAGATTGGTACAATTTTTTAAAAGGTATGAGAGTTTTTGCTAAGAAACGTTTACTAAATTTTGAAGTAAGAGATATAAACAAATCAAACTTTACACAAAGAGATTATAGTTATATGGCGACAAATCGCGGAGAAACAGCAATGAATGAATCAGCACTACGTGGAACTGATAAAACCAGTTTCCAAAAAATTGGTAATGCTAAATTGAGAATCAAACACACAGGTCCAATTGGCGAAGGCGAAAGCAGAACTAAAAAAATTGGTTCACTTTTTATTGAAAACGCAGAAGGCGAAAAATTCAAATATCCATTTAAACATTTAAGTGGTGCTAGAGCAATGGCTATTCACGTAAGCGAAGGCGGTCATCCGTTTGATGATTTTGGTAAGCATATTACAAGCCTAAGTGAAGAACTTTCAAATCTCCGCAAGTTCAAAACTTATATGGGCCGTAGCAGTGTAATGGCCGAAAGTTTAGCCGAGCATATGGATACTGTAAATGAACGTATTGCTGCTGTAAAGAAAACAGTTCAAAGCCTACAAAAACCATCAAATTACAAAACTGCATTTGAAAGTTTTGAACCAAGTGATGCAGTAGAAGTACCTGCCGAAGTTGCAGAAAATTGGATTGATCAGCTTACTGTAAAACAATTTAACGAAGAATTAAAAGATGTATTTCCATACATTTATAAATTAGTAGGCGAATCAACAAAAGCAAACGAATTGGCTTTTGAGGATATTATTAATGAATTAGACAGCAGTCCACGTCCAAAGTTAAGACCGCCTATGAGCAATGATGTATTTCCAAGTGAACAAGCAGCAATTGACGATGCAATGAAAAACGGTTATCAACAACAAGGAGATGACTTTGAAATTGTAAAAGTGCAAGGTAGAATGTTTGCATGGCGTCAAATTGGCGATGACATTGATATTGGTGCAGGATCACAACGTGGACCAGAAGGCGAAGTAAGCACTAGAGGCGTAAACACAGAATCAGCAATTGATGCTGCATTTGATAAATTATTAGGTCAATTTGCAGATAACTTTAGTGCGCAAGTGGAAGGCGATATGGACGAAGGCAATGCTTATGCTAAAGCAGTGCGTATGGCAAAGTTTAAAGGTGCAAAAAAAGGCGACGAAATTGATGGACCAGATGGCAAAAAGATCACAATTGAAAAAGACCAAAAAACACCACTAGGCGAGTTTATTTTAAGTTACTTTGATAGACAAACAGGACAGTTTCCAAAAGGCGAAACAGCAGTATTGACCAGTGTAGAAAAAGACTATGGTGATCAATACGTCAAGCCAGCAAGTCAGTTCATAGAACGTCTAGGCCAAGCGTATACAAAATACCAACAGAAAAAACTAGGAGAAGTTGATATGGAAGAAAACTTTTTGAGTCGCATGATTGGAGCCGAAGGTGTAAGACCTAGCGATTTTGTTGATAAAGCTGCGAAAATTTCTCAAAGATATGAAAATCTTGCATTCAAAAATAAAATAGCAAGTGATCTAAATCGTCCATTCAATGGAAAACAAGGCGGCAAATTCTTGCTAAAACTCTATATGGAGTTAATCAATATGAGCAGAGAAATTCAAAAACTAGGCGGCGGCAA